CCTCTCCCCCGCCGCGCAGGCGGTGATGAAAGCCGCCGCCGCTGTTTATTGGGACAAGGAATACTGGGATGAGGAGTACGAAGTGGCATCTCCTATCGTCATTGCCGCCGCCGCCCTGCGAGCTGCTGCGGATCAGGTGGCTCCTGATGATGCAGTGGAGCCTCGCAACAACTTACCGATGGCGATGGAATGCCAGCGCATCCGCCGCGAACTCCTTGCCATCGCCGCCGAGCTGGAGGGCCAATGATCCGCTTTGCATTGCTGCTGCTGCTCCAGGCTCCCGCCATGGCACAGCCCAGCAGATCCGTCACCGCCACGGTCTACGACGGCTGGTTTCATGGTCGGGTCACCTACTGCGGCCAGACGTACCAGCACTGGGGCGTCAGCGCTGCGCACCCATGGCTGAGCTGCGGCACTCGTGTCCGTGTCAGCCATCAGGGCCGCACGCTGGTGGTGCCGGTCACTGATCGCTGCGACTGCAGCAGCATTGACCTCAGCGCCGGTGCAGCGCACCGCTTAGGCGTGCCGCTTGACGGCATTGCAACTGTTCGCATCTCACACCAATGAACGACCCAGTAAACAAAGGCCGCAACTTTACAGTCAACATCCGCATGAGCCGCGAAGAGATTGAAGCGGCTCGCAAGCTGGGCGATGGCAACATTAGTATGGGATTCCGTCATGCGATCCGTTATGCCTGTTGGAAGAACATGCGACCGATTAAGCTCAGCACCATGCTGCGTAGCGCAGCCGTCATGGCACAGGATCTAGAGGATGCCCGCGATTCAAATACAATGCCCTAGCTGCACATCCAGGCAGACATACATCGTCATGACCAATCAACTTGACGATGGCACTATCGTAAGGCGTCGTCATTGCAAAGCCTGCGATCACCGGTGGTACACACAGCAACCAGCCGAAGTGCAGGTGCCGCGCTGCCTATTGCAGTGGTCCAATAAAAAGCACATCATCGCTATTCGCAACAATGATTCTTTGTGACACCGAGATCCATGACCTCATCCAGCAGGGCATGGTCAAGCACTACCAGCCGGAACTGATCAACCCTGCCAGCCTGGATCTGCGGCTTGGCAGTCTGATCATGCTGGAATCGGTGGAATCACACCAGATGATTCCGCTGTCGATCCAGGACTACACAGCCGAGCATCCGTACCAGTTGGTGCCAGGGCAGTTCATCCTTGCGCAGACCATCGAGACCTTTGTCATGCCAGAGGATGTCGCCGGGTTGTTCTTCCTGAAGTCCAGCCGTGCACGAGAGGGATATGAGAACCTGCACGCTGGCTACGCCGATCCGGGTTGGCATGGCAGCGCGCTAACGCTGGAGCTGAAGAATGCTCGGCAGTTGCAGCCGCTGCCGGTCTACCCAGGGTTGAAAATCGGGCAGATGGTATTCTTCCGCATGAGCCAACGCCCGGTGTTGAGCTACGCGTTGACCGGCAGCTACAACAACGATCAGCTTGTGTCAGCTTCCAAGCAGTTCAGCAGCCGCGGCCAGATGCCACGGTTCAACGCTGCATGAGCGCATCGCTTCACGCACCAGCCAATGGATTTGCGACCGCTGGCTGGCCTCTTGCTCAGCCAGCAACAGCGCATACTCCAGCAATGCGTTGTAGTCCTTTGCTTCATGTAGCTCACGCAACATTTGGGCATTGGCTGCGCCGTGAAATTGTGCTTCCATTGTGTGAACCAGCAGATTCATCATGTCTGACAGCATCAAGGATTACCTCAACAGTATCGCCAAGTATCCGCTGTTGACACCGCAGCAAGAGATACAACTTGGCAGACGTGTGCAGCGGTTGCGTGAGCTGCAGTCATTGGGTCGTGCGCTGACCAATGCTGAGCAACGTGAAGTGCGCAGTGGTGAACGTGCCCGGCAACGGTTCATCCAGTCCAACCTGCAACTGGTCGTGCATGTTGCTCGCAGGTACGACAAACGTAATAACAAGACTATGGAGCTGCTCGACCTGATCCAGGAGGGCAACATCGGCCTAGCTCGTGCTGTTGAGTTGTTCGATCCAAGCCGTGGGTACAAGTTCTCGACTTACGCCTACTGGTGGATCCGGCAGGGCATCACGCGTGCATTGATCAGCAGCGATGCCATCATCCGACTGCCGATTGGTGTGCATGAGACGATGTACAAAATCAACCGCACGATCCAAGATCTTAGCCATCAGCTTGGTCATCAGCCAAGCATCACCAGAGTGGCAGAAGAGATCAACATGGACCCTAGCGAGTTGTCTAATCTACTCCGGCAAACCTATACAGTTACCAGCATTGACCAGCAGATTGGCAACTCAGAAGGCCATAGCATTGTTGATACCATTGCGGACCCTAATGCAATGGACAATGACATCAGTCAAGATGTGCAGATCATGCTGCGTTATGTTGATGAGTATCTGGACGACAGGACCAGAGCGGTAATAGAAGCCAGGTCCTGCTACCCGGTCGTCACATGGGCGCAGCTTGAACGCGAGCATGGCATCTCAAAGGCAACCCTTAACGACATCTACAAACGCGGCATCAATCGCATCCGTATGCTGATGAGCAACCCTCTGGCGGACACCCCCCTTGGAGCCAACAATTAGGCGACACGGTGACACATGGCGTGTCTGCATCAATGGCATGTGCCGTGATCATGCACAAGACTGGCAAGCGCTTATTTTTTATCATCAAATGTTGAATCAATCAACCAATCCTGAATCTTTAATACGCGATCAACAGTCCATGAATCTTGACGACTGAACCATTCGCGCCATTCTTCGCTGCCTTTTCTGCGGTTGCAATTGCGGCACGCTGGCACCAAGTTAGTTGTAACTGTGGCGCCGCCTTTATGGCGTGGCTTGACATGGTCTAAGGTGTCGGCTGATGCGCTGCAGTATGCGCATTGATGACCCCATGCCTCAAAGATCTGCTGCCTGAATTGATGCTTTGCACTGCGTTTTGATACGAGGTTAGAGCCATCAATCGAGTGATCCACGAAGTTCGGGGATTGGTAGCACCTGAAGACTTAACCCCAGGATGTGATCATTTGACGGCGCTAGCTCAGTGAGCCGCGCTGCAAAGTCGTCGGATACCTCTCCCGGATCATCGTTGTCACTTTCAACGACGATGGTGTACTCGATCTCTAGTACGTACTGCCGCATCAATAGTCCCAGCGCACGCGAGGCCGGCCTTTGCGGACGCCAAGGTGCACGAATCCTTTAGGTGCGCCATAGCCTAGGCTGTGCGGCCAGTTCTTGTCGCACCATGCCTGGACTGCGTTGATGTCTGCACCTTGGATGTAGAAGTCCACTGCACCGACGCTTGGCGCGTCGTATAGGTGCTCACTGCTGCTGGCACCGCCAACCGAGCGGTTGATCGCTGCTGGCCTGTAGCCGCTGGTGATCACCACTGGCTTGCCGCCGAACGCGCCGCGCACCCGTTCGAGGAACGCTGCCAGCTCGGCTGCGGTGTCTATCTGGTACTGGTGGTCAAAACGTCGCGCCTCCTGCCCGAGCGCAAACTCGCCCAGGGTGATGTGTGGCGTGATCCGTGCCGTGAACGGGCTGCTTGGTGTCAGCTTGGCAGTTTGCTGCTCAATGCCCCACAGCCGCCCCTCAGCCTGGCGTCGGCGCAGCAGGCCTGCCTCGACATTGGTGCCAGGGTTGCGGTACAGCAGCAGCGCCTCGGGCACCGCTACCCAGTCCTTGTCCTTCAGCCGTTTGCTGATCGTCTCGAATCCGGTGGCGCCATAGAACCCGCTGCCCAGGTTGTAGGCAAAGCTGATGAGCGCAGACTGCTTGTCGCCGGACATGGCATTCCAGAACGGCATGGTCGCCCGCAGCTTCTCGGCGACGCGCTCGATCTCAAGGTCCAGCAGCTTGCCAGCTTCAATGACGGTGATCTTGTCGCCGCGCTGCACCTTGCGGCCATCGCTGTATCTGGTGGTGCCATAGCCAATGGTCCATGGCTCGCCGCCGCTGAGCGGATCGGGATAGGCCGACAGGTGGCAGCCCTCGAACTCTTTGATCAGCTTGACGGCTGCGTCATAACTGTGCACCTTGCCGCCTTGGCTCCATGTCTGGAACCATGGCTGATCCCTATTAAACAAATCAGGCGCAACCTTTAACAGCTCAGCTTCCAATTCAACGATCGCCGCCTGTTGATGCGGCAGCGCCTTCCAGTACCGGAACAGGTCGCTGGGTTTGATCGGTGCTTTAGCCACGCTTGGGAAACATCAGCTTGAGTGCTTGCAGCAGAAGCTGGATCCAGCTATTGGACTTGAGTGGTGTCAGCGCGATGATCTCACTGCCAGCAGCGAGGACAATGGCGATGACGGCAACAGTCTGGGCGTCCATGGTCAGCGGTGCGGGCGTGCCTCAAGCGTAGCGACGCGCTGCTCAACGCCATTAAGCCGCTTGAACGTCTCCTGGCGGTCGGTGCGGATGTCGGCGTGCATGACCTCAAGCTGCGTGGCGATGTGCTCCACTGCAGCGGTGAGTCTGATCACTGCCTCACGGGCTTCCTCATTGCGACGGCTAAACCCCATGGCGCCCATAGCCGCCACGCTGATGGATGCACCCGCAACAGCAGCGATCAGCTCGATCATGCCACTAGTCTAAGCAGCCCAGGGTAAGCCACTGGCTTTGCTGGGATGACGCTGCTCATCAAGCTGCGCTTGCAGGGCAGCTTCGATCTGCTCAACGTCGAGTCGCTCCTTGACCCAACTCACCACCAGTTCCTCGGTCAGATCAGCGAAGGGGATCATCTCGCCTTCGGGGCGCTCCAGGCCGAGGCTGCCATAAGCGCCAGCCTTGTAGACGCCATCGCTGGCATCAACGGTGTAGTGAGCCGTGAAGACGTAGCCGTCAGCGGTCTCGCGCTCCAGTTGGGCGATGTGCCAGGTGAAAACGGTGGTGGTCATGGTTAGTGGGTGACTGTGTAAGTGTAATGCGGGTGTTTACGCGGCCTCAAGGGCTGCAACTTTGGCTTCGAGGGTTTCGATGCGCTCCATTGCTTCTTGAAGCGCCTTGACTGCCTTCATGTAGAGCACCGAGTAATTGACGCTCTTGGTGACAGTGCCAAGGTCGTTACCTTCTGCGTCGCGGTCAGAAACAGTATTAACAAGCCCTGGAGAAACAGTTTCTAGCTCTTGTGCAATAACGCCAATTTGCTTGTGAGTAGAGTTGTTCGTTTCGGGCTTGAAATTGTAGTTTCTAACACGAAGTTGCCTGATGTCATCCCATTGAGATTGTGCATCTATGATGTTTTCTTTTAGCTTTGCGTCCGAGAGCGAACCGTAAGTTCCATTGACGTTATACACGTCTCCATCATCTCGGATTTCCAATGCAACTGCAAAACCTTGCCTAATGCACGAAAGAAATTTGTATGTATCATTTGTGGTGTTTCTGTATGTACTAATTGTTACGGCATCGCCTGTAAAACTTGTATTACTAGCAGCTAAATGAATAGTTGAGGTTGTATCATTGTGAGTTAACTCTTGAGTTCCAGTTCCAAATTTATACGTGCCATTTGTTGATGTTTTTAGTGCTCCAGCACTATCAATCCTCATCCTCTCCGTCGGAGAAGACGCCCCATCGGCCGTAGTGGAGAACGTTAATCTAGTTGGCATTGATGTACCACTGGTCCAGGTCCCTCCGTCCCTCGCCGCACGAATAATTGCGCTGTTGTAAATATGATTTGAGTCGTTGAAGGAGATAAATCCGAGATCCTGTCCGTCTCCTGGAGAAGTGTTGCCGTAGGCAAGAATTAGGGTGCCACCTGTGCCACTGCCTGTTTGGAGCAGTGCGTTACATGTGGCAGAAGTCGAAGACGTGCCAACTAAAAGGCGGCCGGAGCTGTCGATGCGGGCGCGTTCGGTTGCGTCTACAAACCACGCATGTCCCAAGTACCCGCGATATTCCAAATAAGTATTTACCGTACCACCTGCGCTAATCCTGATTGAATCAGAGTTGAGCGTGCCGACTTCGTATCGAATTGTCGAAGCACTTGCGGATGGCTTGACATCAAAAATGCTGCCGGGGCTCGAAGTCCCAATCCCTACGTTGCCTGCGGAGTCAACAAACAACCGCCCCGTGCCGCCGGTGCTGATCGCAAGCTGATCCGCGCCAGGCCGGTAGATGCCGGTGTTGGGATCGCTCTCAAAGCCAATGCCGGGTGCTGCCGCGGTGCCATCTGGTGCGCCGCGGAGCAGTTCCTCGATCGTGATGCGCTTGTTCTTGTTGGCGGCTGATGCCTCGCTGATGTCAACGATCGGCAGGTAGTCGCCTGCAGCAGGCGCCGTAAGCGCTGTCAGGTCAGAGATTTTACGGTCGGCCATTGGGGATCCTGTGCGTGATTACAGTTTACGACCAGTTGCCGATGTTGATCGTACCGGCGCCACCAAGCGGCATCATTCGAATGTGACTGCCTGCAGTGGTCGAATATGCGGTACCAGGCGCTGCGCTAAGCGTGTATTGTGGAATGAAAGTTCCAGCGGCATCAACCGAAACTGTTCCCGTGACAAAAACGCGGAATGTAGAGGCTGTCGGGCTTATGTTGACAGATCCTGTCATGGTTGTATTAGAAGCTGTCTGCACATAATTAAAAACATCGGGAGACGTAACAGACGGAGTATTTGTAGCAAGATTAAGGACGCCAATGAGGGTGTAACTGATATTGTTCAGCGTTGCCGTACCGCCAAATCCAAGCCCGATGGTGTGCGTTGTGTTTGAGGCGCTCGCCTTCGTAAGCGTAAAAGCCATCGTGAACTCGTAAATAGTTCCCGCCGCAAGACTAACCCCCACACCAAATAAACTTTGAGCTGTATTAACGCTGGAACCTGTGTAAGCAGAATTGAGCCGATAATACAGTTTGCGATCGTTGAATCCCCATGGATCCCCCGTGCCACCAGCGCCAATTGTTTGATACTGCGCGGCCGTATGCCAAGTAGTGTTTACGCTTGCATCGCGAATGTAAAGAGTAACAGGACTTGCATTGGTGTCCACCCACTCCTGATAGGCGTAGGACTGGCTGACGGCCGTTTGCGGAGAGTCGTTACCGCTATTCTTGGTTGCAATAGCCGACAGCGCATTGTTCAGATCTGACCGAAACGCAGCGCCAGCTTGGTTGGCAATGTTGTAGTCGTGTTGCGCCATTAGGTGATCTCCTTGCCGTATCCGACGGCGGTGTAGGTGAAGTCATGGCTTTGCGGTGTGCCGCCATGAATGATCTCTAGATCAAAGCCAGTCCTTGTTACATTCGAGACTTCTAAGGCGTCGTTGCTGTCCATAGTGTAAACCGTAACGCCAACGCTAGGAGCGTTGTAAAACGGCACATCAAACGAATAGGTTGCCAGTGATGCCGATGATGTGATCACCTCCGATGCTTCGGTTCGCTGCTGCATCTCGGCTGTAACGCCGACATCAGTGATCAATATGTTCTGCGATGGGTCGATGGTTGTTGCGATGACCTTAAATTGGAATGCACGACCGCGGACCGTTGCATTGGCGAACTCGCGCCATTCGCCCCAAGTTGGCGACCCCGATGGGTTGTCGGTCGTGCTGCGGACATACATCGACGCATTCGGACCGTCGGGCGCAGCATCGTCGATCAGGCCCCAGTCATCAATGTAAAGCGTTTTGTCATCAATCAAGGCGCCGGCCGCCAGCGTGGTGAACTCAAGCGTCCGTCTGATGTTGATGTCATAGACCTGGCTCAGGTCAAGCGTGTCACCCAGCTCGTAGGTGCCTGTCGGCAGGATGTCGCCGATGCTGTCGATTGAGCCAAGGTCGTCCCAAGTGCCCATGTCATCCACCAGCACCGTACCCGCCAGCAAGATGCCCTCGGATTCGGCCGAGTAGAACATGCCGGTGAAGGTGCCATCGAACGGCGGATGCGTGTACGTCTGCACGATCAGCCGCGGCAGTGGCGTCGGCAGGTCAACGATGATTGCGGACGCCGTGCTGCTGCGATTGCCGGTGTCGTCCTCGAACTTGAGCAGATAGGTGCCCTCCAGCAGTGGCACCTGCTTCTGGGTCTGGCCACCAGCCGCCGCGGCAACGATCTCCTGTGCGTTCTCCCACGATGCACCGGTCAGTACCGGTTGATGCCGGATCAGAACCTTGCCATTCAGGATCACATCCAGCTCTTGGCTGCGGTTCCAACTGATGACGGCCGACGCCTCGTCGATCGCAACCAGGCTGAGGCCGATGGGCGATGCCGGTGGAGCTGTCTTGCCCAGGGCGGTGACACTATTGGTAGCGGGCGACGACGAGCGAAGGTTGGTGGGGCTGACGCTGTAGACCTCGATCTGATAGACGCCTGGCGTGGTGTCGAGGATCTCGTAGTCAGGTCGCTGGACTGTCAGATCAGTCCAGTTGTTGTCCTCCAGTCGATACCGGAACCTGTAAGTGCCGATGCCATCGACGGGTATCCAGCTAACAATGAGTTTTGACTGGACGACGCCGTTGTTGTCGTAAAGGGCTTCAGTTGCCGTGAGTCCAGTTGGCGCCGGAGGAATGACGTTAAGGTTCGTGACATCACGCTCTTGCAGTGGTTGATTGCGCTCGATGTAGTCGTACTTGCTGCTGTTGTACGCCATCGCAGTGATGCTGTACTGCGCCTGGTCTTGCTCGGTGATGCCGATGACGCGCCAGGTAGATGCCTGGATGTCAGTGGTCTGATAGATCCAGATGCTGTTGGCATTAGGCGCCGTCGAATATGCGCTGCTAACCGTGATCACACTGCCGACGATAGATGACACCGTTTTGGTTTCAACCGCACCGGTCGGCAGGATCACCGATAGCGTCGGGCTGGTGCCGAGCGCCAAGCCAGTGGCGCTGTCAACGGTGATCGCTGTTGTCGTTGCGGATGTGATCCGCCCACCGCGGCGCTCGGAGCTGCGGGTCGGATCGGAGACCTCGATCACCTGCCCCGGGCGCACGACCACACCGGCATCGATGGATGTCGTGAAGCTGATCACCTCGCCTTCGTAGCGGTTGGTGTAGAGCAACCACTCACCAAGCCTCCGCGCTTGCTTGCGGCTGGTGCAGGCAAAGGCGCTCAGTTCTGTGGTGATTACGCCAAAGCGGTTGATCCCGTCGCGGTCCTCGACCACTTCCTTGGCGATGTCCCGCAGCTCCAGGTCCAGGTAGCTGACCACGGCCACCGTCGGCTTGGACTTGAGGCTGGCACCCTGATAGCTGAAGCCTTCGGGGGTGACATTCGCCAGTGTGAACAGGTAAGCCGGATCTTGCGGCTTGTCTTGATTGATGGTCAGCGCACCCGTAGACCAATACGGCATCACTCGAAAGACCGAGCACATGTCGTTGATCAGCTTGTACGCTTCTTCTGCTGTTTGGATATTCACATTACAGGAGAACCTAGGCTCGCCGTTAACTTGTTCTGAGCAGTATTGCGATGCGGCGTAGAAAGCGAACTTATCAAGCTGCGCAGTAGTGATGTGATCGCCGAATCCGTATCGGGTACTAGTTAGCAGATCCCAAAGAATCCAAGCTGGATCTGTGGTCCACTGAGCTGCTCCAAAGGTGCCGTCCCACGCGCCAGAGTAAGTGATACTGCCATCGATGGCGCTGACTGTGCCATTACTGGGGATCGAAATCTTGATCCCGCGTATCAAATAGCTGCGGGCGGGGATGTTGCTGAACTGCTCAGCGTCAACGCGAATGCCGATTAGGGCGCTATTGCCATAGCGCAACTTGGCGCGGGTGATTTCGGTGTAACTGGTCCACTGAAACGCGTTGCTGACTTTTGCACTTGTGGAGTCCGCCGTGATGCGTGAGACGCGAATGTTGACCGGGAATGCACCATCAAGTTCGATCTCGTAATCGCGCTGGTACTTGTCAGCGGACCGACCTTTTATGGTGCCATCAGTGCCGCTGACTTTGGTTTCATAAGCGCCACCAGCGTATTGGATCTCGATCTTGAGTTCAAAGCTCTGACCGACGATGTCGCCTTGGTTGTTGAAGGCTTGGAGTTGCGGCACCGAGATGGTGATCCGCACCGCATCGATGCTGTTGTCGGTGATCGTGCGAACAACAGGCGTGTCCTTTTCGACGGTGACGCCGACCGGGACTTCGTTCGCAGGCCCAGAGCCGAACGGAATTGGCTGCTGCACTGTTGAACCAGTGCCAGTGCGCTCGTGCCATTCGACATTCTTAAAATTAAACTCACCGCTTTCATTGACCAGCGGCGTATTGTCTAGAAAAATAGACTTCGCGCCATCCTTCAATCCATAGATCTCGCCTTCGCTAATCAGGTCGATGACCTCGGCGTACTGCGTTGAGATCAGGTTGTCTTTTGCTTCCGATGGCGACCGGCCACCACTTGCGCCGCCTTTGCCGCCGGTCATGCCTTCACCTGCACGGTGTCAATGCCAGCGCTGATCACCACGCTGCCGACCAGGGTTTCGCCGTAGACGATTGGCACTGGCACGCCCTGGCGGCTGGTGTTTTGAATGCCGCTGAAGCTGTAGCTCTTGCGCGGGTCGTTGGCACCGTCATTACCGAGCGATAGCTGAGGCGTTGGCGTCAGCAGTCCAGCCACGCCCGTCAGCACCATGCTGGTGCCAAGGAAAAACAGACTGGCTCCAAAAGCAGTGAAGGTGCTGCCGCCGATTGTCAGCGCAGCAGCGCCGGCGGCAGCAGGGAAAAAGAAAGAGCCGATAACCAGTGCAACGCCCAGCAAGATCTGCCCCACATCTCCGCCAGCGCCACCGATCACAGGGATGATGCGAATCTCCTGTTGCCCCACCGGATTGTGCAGGTCGTCAAGCGTCAGGCCGAAGCCGCCAACCGTGACGCGGTAGTACTGGGCGCTCATGTGCCGCTCCAGCCACGGAAAATTGACCAGCAAGAATCGAACGGCCTCGGCGGCACTGCTAACGGCTGCCTTGAACGTGCGCTGTCCAAGCAGCTTGGCAAGATGGCCGTAGACCCGAATCGTCTGCATGCCTCAGTTTAAGCCCTGTGCACTTCTGCAGCCAACCGCCATAGATGTCGCGGCTGCTTAGTCGATTGCGCAGTTGATGCAAAACCAATTGATCGCCGATGTAAACACCACAATGATTAAGGCCGCGGTTGCCGATTTGAAATAGCAACAGGTCGCCGTATTCGAGGCCTTCATTTGGCAGCAGTTGCCGGAACCCAGTCGATTCCCAGCAGTCGGCGAACATTGGCTGCTGCTCGAACTGCTCAGCCGTTGGCGGCCGCGGCCAGTCCCGTAGCGCCAGGCCATGATGCTCGTACCAGTCCCGGGCCAGGCTCCAGCAGTCGGTCACGCCCCACACCCAGCGGCGACCGACCAGCGGCGGCCTGTAGCCGCACGGCAACAGCTCATCGCTCCACTCGCCGGTTGACGGCGACACGATGAACCAAGGCAGCCCGCTGCGCTCGATCGCGGTGCGGTCTACCTCGCTGGGTGCCGGTGGTGTGTGCGGGTGGCTGTGGACCACGGCCAGGATCTCGCCGGCATCCTCGGCAGCGGCGAAATCGATCGGGTCGAGCACGAACAGCTCGTCGCTGCTGCCAATGTTCTTGCACGGCCAGTAGCGCTCCTTGCCTTTGACCACCACGAGCAGCCCACACGCCTCGCGTGGGTACTCAGCACGGGCGTGCTCCAGTGCAGCGTCGCGCCAGATCATGTGTAGTAAGAGCCGACGCCCGGGAAGGCGCCGAATGGCAGGATGCCCTGGTCACGCAAGGTGTAATTCCTACTGGGCGGTGAGAACGTGTAGGTCTGCGACGATTGCGCCGGGATCGTGTAGAACTCGAAGGTCCCACTGTTTCCCGTGACAGTTGCTGCATAGGTAGTCTGCACCCACGAAGAATAGAAATACTCGGCATCAGCATTGGTATAGATTGCGCTCACCTTTGCATTAGCCGTAGATGGGATGCCAGGACCAATGATGAACTGACCCACTGCGATGCCGGTGGTGCTGTTGACTGTGATCACGGTGCCAACCACCTCGCCGCTGTCGTCTCGGCCGCGGCCGTAATAGCTCTCGCTGGAGTCGATGTACCCAGTGGTGCTGGCAGCCGCTGCGCCCTTGATCAGATTCCAGTCCACTGCCTGCCCCAGGGTGATCGTCGTGCCAGCGATCGCAGTGATCACCGTGCCAGTTCCGATGCTGGGACCCGACACCGTCATGCCAACACTGAGCCCAGTTGCGCTGGCAACGATGATCTGTGTCCGGTTGGTCTGAAGTGTGCCGGTGGTGGTGACATTGGTGGTGGCAGTTGCAGCCGCGCTCATCGTGATCGTGTTCCCGGCCACGCTGACCACGGTCGTAGATGCCGGAACACCAAAACCACGCACCGGCGAGCCGGCCTCAACCGTGGTGGCCGTATCGAGCACCAGCGCGGTGCTGCCAGAAGTCACCGTGCCGGCCCTGACAACCTGGTCAAACCGCAACCGGCAACTGTCCAATCGCTTGCCGCACACATCCTCCGCGAGGGTTGCAACGACTTGATCATTCTCGTTGTAGTACGCGTTGCCGTTGTAGCTGCACTCGGCAGAGCGGTACTCCCACTGGCAAAAGCTGCTAATGCACTGACGCTTGGGTGCCCTGACGCCAGCTAGGTCAAATGCCGATGCCAGCTCGAACTCAATCGCATCACGCGTTTCCGCGGCTTTGCGGTCGATGTAATAAATCTCCCGCGGGAACTCAGCCGTCGGATCTGGGCTATAAGGGCTGATCCCATCGGGCCAATTAGCGGCATCTAAGTAACGCAGCAGCGTGCGGATGCGCGTTACCTTGGCCCCCTCGATGCCGCGCGGCAGCGTCAGGATCAAGCCGGTAATGGTGCCAAGCAGATTGCTGATCCGCAGCTTGGGCCTAGGAATCTGACCGGTGCCGCTATATTCAAAGCCATCGGCCTCAAGCGGGAACCTGGTGTAGGCGTTACCAGCCCACACCACATCAAAGTAGTCAAGCTGATCGAGTTCAATTTTGCTGCTGTCTTCCAACAGCAGATCATCGCCATCTTCCAGCAGCAGGAAGCCCGGCGTGTTGGCATTGGCGCCGGCATGAAACCGATAGGTTTCGTTAACGCCATGCTGCGCGGTGTTCAGCTCAAGCTCGAACAGCTCAATGACGGCGCCAGGGTTGATCTCCTGTAGCGCTGAGACGGGTACAGCCATCAGGGTTCAAATACCTGCCGGAACGTGGCAGTGATCACCGCCCTGCCGGTGTACGGGATCGACTTAGTCCAGCTACTGCACACCCACTTGTAGGACGTTGCTTCGTCTGGCGGCGTCCAGTCAAAGGAAGCGCCATCAGCAGCGCGAGCATCAAGGAAGGTCTCAATCGTATCCGCATTGGCTTCGGTGATGTTGTTCCAGGTCAATGACCATTCCTTGGGATTCTGGTTCAGACCAAAGGTCAACCGGTGCTCATAGCCATCGCCAAACTGTACGACACGTTGCCGCGGTGCGCTGCGCTTTTCGGCGCCATAGGCAGGTGTGATCGCTGGGAAGGTGGCCATTATGCGAGCAATCCTCCAGGACGCTTCTGCTTGACGATCTCCTGCTGCACTGCGACAGACACAACCCGACCAAGCTGATTGGCCCGCTGGTCATCACCTTGCACGCTACTGCCGCTGGCGTCAACGTTGACGACCACATTAACGCCACCGCCAAAGCTGCCGGTCGGTGCGATGCCGCCGCTACGCCCTGGCATGAACAACTCAGGACCACGCTCGCCGACCAGGTACGGCTGACCAGCGCGGACACTGCCGCCCATGGCGCGGAAGCCGAGGCCCATAGTACTGAATGGCGTCGCCGTAAAACCCCCGGACAGCATTGAGGTACCCAAAGCACTGCCGGTTACGCCTGAATAAGAGAACCCGCCAGCAGCCTTGGCCGGACTAAAAATGTTGCTAATTGCGTTGATTGCCTTTTGGATGACAAACACTCGCAGCAATTGATTGGCGATGTCGATCAACACCCCAGACGCGATGCGCCGCAGGCTGCTGCCGAAATCTTCGCTGCCTTGGATCAACGCATTAAACGCGGATGTCATGCCCTCGCCAATCGTGCCGGCAAGGCTGTCAGCAATAGCCTTTTGCTGTTTTTGTTGCTCGGTTAATTCAGCCTGTAATCCAATTTGATTCTCAAGTGCAGCGATTTGATTTCTAGCGCTTTCATTTTGCAGCTCTGTCAACTCGCGTTCGATTTCACGCCGATTAGCGACAAGTTCTGTATTTCCTAGATAGATAATTGCCTCTTGCGCTCTGATGTCTTTTTCTTGTGCCAGTGCCTGCGCATAGCGATGTTGAATCTCAAGTTCTTTCTCTTGCCCCTTGAGTCGTGCGACGAGCTGCTTATCGCCTGCAATTTCAGCGGCAGAGATCTTGTCTTGCAGTGCAGATTTAAGCTGTATCAGTTGCCCCTCTGCTAGTCGATCACGGATCACCTGTGCAACGCGCTTTTGCTCCTCGGCAGCAGCTTTTGCTGCGCGCTCGGCCGCATTGGCTGCTGTCTTTGTCGCAGCATTGCCGCCGCCGGTGCCACCAGCATTCCGCAATCTGTCTGGAATAGCATTCCGCAATCTGTCTGGAATAGGAGGACCAGCTGGTTGATTCTTTTCATCACGTTTACGCTTTGCTGCTCCAAATCCTGCGACACCCAACAGCAGCTCACTGCTTCCTGCTGTGAAGATGCCGGTCATAATTCTAAAAGCTGCATTGCGACCAAGTTCATTAAACCTTCCAATTGATCGCAGCAATGGACCATCAAGCGATGCGATCGCGCTTCCTAGGCCTCCAAATGCACCAGACAACACTTCAATGCCGACCCTAAAGTCACGCATTACAGTAGCAGCTTCATTAAGTTTATCTATTGCTGTTTGGAGCGCTGCTCCAATGGCAGGAGCGAAGGTGGTTAAGACTTCATTGCTTAGATTCTTGAAAGCTGTATCTAAAGCCTTGAGTTGATTCTCTAGGCTTTCCTTCATCTTGTTAAAGTCACTGTCTGTTTTTCCTGCTGCTTCCTGTAATCCTTTGAGTATGTCTTGATAGTCCTTGCCAGCTTTTGCATTGGCGGCAAAGACGCCTCTCATACCTTCTTGCGATCCAATCAATCTGGCAGCGGCTTCTTTGTTGATGTTTTGAGCCTTTGCCAGTTCGGCCATCAAGCCAGTAAATCCTTTGCCTTGGACGCCGGCAAGGTTCCATTGAATCCCTAGCAGCTTGGCTGCATCTTGCGACTCTTTAGTGGGTTGCAAGATCTGCGTTAGCGCTGCACTCAATCCAGTAAAAGCAACTTCAGCAGTGGCGCCGTTCTTTGTTGCAGCGGCAATGAAGGCATTGACTTCATCTAGGCTGACACCAGCAAGTGCCGCAATAGATGCAACCCTGCCAAGTTGGCTAGTGTAATCAGACCACTCGACCTGTCCATATTCGATTGCTTTGCTGATGCTGTCAGTAACTTTGATCGCTTTTTCACCACTCATGCCATAAGCATTGAGGGTTTTTGTTAGCACTTCAGTAACTTGAGTTGTATCAGCTAGTCCGCCGACGGCAGCTTTAGTTGCCGCTTCAACTAGCTTTATATTTCCTGCTGTATCACTGAATCCAGCAGACAATGCCTGGTAACTTGCTGATGCCAGCTCTGCTTTGCTTGCAACTCCACCAAGTCGTTGGCTTAAAGCACCAAGACCTTCGTCTAATTTTTTAATGTCACCGCCAGCAGTACCAAGCCTGCGAATGTTTCTATCAAGTTCCTTGTAATCGTTGATTGCTTTAGTAATTGCAAATCCACCAGCCAATCCACTGGCTAGCCCGGCTAGGGATTTCTGCAGTTGCCCAATTGATGTATCAAGCTGCCCCGACGCCCGGTTGACATCACGCAGCGCATTAACCGCCTGCCGCGCATCAACCCTTAGTTCGACGTTTGAGACTGCCATGGCATCATTCTACCGTCGCAGGGCTTCCTTCTCGCGCTCGCCTTTGATCTCGTAGAACGCTGCAAAGTGAATAAACTCAGCGTCGGTCAGCTCAGTCCGCAACCGGCTGACCGTCATGCCTAGTTCAGTTGCCAGGAAAAACTCGAAGAAGAGCCAGTTATCCTGGCTCAGTCTTTTTTTGCTTCCTCTAGGCCAGCATCATCACCAAGGCCAAATAGGAACAGCTCCAGCTCATTCAGCACGCGCTCTGGCAACTCGCGTTGCAGCTTGGCTGCATCAGCCGGCGCGAATGCCTTGGTGCCGTTCTCCAGCTCAGCAATCTGGCACAGCATCTGGGTACTGACATCCAGCGCCTCATCGGATCCTGCCAGCGCTGTTGCGCGCTTACGGTCTGCGCGGGTGATCGGCTTAAAGTAAAGATCCAGCACCGTATCACCAGCATCATTCTTGATGCTGAACTTACGGCGCTGGTTCAGGTCAAATGCACCGGCGAGCAGATCAACCGGGCGTTGTGAAGCAGGCATCAGATGCTAAGCGTGAGGGTTCCGCTGGAGACGAAGTTGATCGTGATGATCTCGATCTCGCCAACAGTAGCTGAGTACTCGGTGCTTGTCACCACGATAGTGCCGGTGATCTTCTTGCCGCCGGTCTCGTCCAGATACAGCTCAACCGCTGCATCGGCTTCATCAGTGACCTGATTGGCATCCTTGATCAGGTCCAGCTTGTCGCCAGAACCAGGTGCGTCGTACATCACCTCGATGGTGCCTGATCCACTGATCAGACCACCGATGTTGGCGCGGTAGGTAGCGCCATGAGCGGTGGCGTCGTAGGACTCCTTCTCAACGGTCATCGACCATGACCGCACTGCAGCGATCTCGGACAGACCGCCGCTGCCAGCCTTGTCAAAAAAGACTGTCCCTTGTTGCCCGCGATAGAAAGCCATGATCAGATGTCGAGGGTGATGGTTCCGTTGGTCACGAAGTTGACCGTGATCACTTCGATCTCGCCCACTGTTGCAGAGTACTCAGCCGATGTGATCACACCGTCAAAGCTGATCTTCTTGGTGCCGCTTGTATCCAGGAACAGCTCGAACAGTGCCTCACCTTGATCGGTAGCGGTGTTGACGTGCTCGATAAACACGTTGGTTTCATCAGCACTGCTGGCGGTGTACATCAGCTCGCAAGTGCCACTGCCACTGATCAGTCCGCCTACGTTTGCCCGGTAGGTTGCACCTAGTGCGGTGGTGTCGAGTGATTCTTTCTCGACAGTCAGCGACCAGGAGCGGGTGCTGGCGATCGTTGCGGCAGATGATCCGGCATCATCGAACTTGACGCTGCCTTGCTGCCCTCGGTAAAAAGCCATGGTTAGAGATCCTCGAAGGTTTCAAAGGTCAGTCTGACCTGTGTTTGGAAGAAACCCTCCGGCGCTGGCGCAGCCACTACCTCGGGTCCGATCGGCGGGTCAAAATGAACACCGCTGACTATGACCCTATTGTAAAGGTCCCTGATCCGTTTGCCGATCGTTAGGTTAGCGCCAGGACCAACACCTAACGGCGTAAAGATGTTGATCGCAATCACGCCGATCACGCTATTGCTGCTGCCTGTAGTGCCGCCCATGGTGAGGTACTCATTGGCGCCAAAGCTGACCAGGCATTGCACCCATGAGCTGT